ATGGCGCTGTCTGATGCGTGGTTGCGTTCAGTCGTTGGAAAGGAACGTGATAAGGTTTTGGTTAAATCCGATCGTGATGGTCTGTCTGTCAGAGTATCACCGAAAGGTCGCGTAGTGTTCCAATATCGTTATCAATGGGCAGGGAAAGGTGAGCGTCTTGATATCGGAACTTACCCGGCAACTGGATTAAAAGAGGCCAGAGAAGAAGTTATCCGTCTCCGTGGTGAACTCGAGTCAAACCGTAATCCACGATTGGTCAAGCAGGCTGAAAAACGAAAAGCTACTGAAGCCATGACGGTAGAGTCTGTGATCCGTGCCTGGTATGAAGCATATTGTGTAAAAAATAAAAAGGGTTCTGAACAGATACTCCGCTCGTTTGAGTTGCACCTGTTCTCTAAAATCGGGAATATCCCTCACGATGCAGCTACATTGCATGATTGGTTAGAAGTCCTGGAGCCTCTTAGCACTAAGACTCCAGCAATAGCAGACCGATTGCTAATTAACGCAAAGCAGGCCCATGTCTGGGCGTATAAGAGAAAGCTTATTGAAACTCGCCCGCTGTCGGATATCACGGGTAAAGATATGGATATCCGTAAAGGTCAGAAGAAACGGTTTCTGACACACGATGAAATTAAAATTCTTTATGCTGCGATCGATGGCTCTAGAATGGTTCCCAAATACCGGGCCTTCATTAAACTATTACTGCATTTTGGTTGCCGTAGTTCGGAGCTAATTACTGCTAGGGTGGGTGATTTTGATTTCATAAATAAGGTATGGACTGTACCACCTGAACGACATAAGACAGGGGACATAACAGGCGAACCGCTAAAGCGGCCCATTATTGAACCGGTTGAAGAGCTTATAAAGTACGCTATTTCTATGAACAATGGTTCCGATATGCTTTTTACTAAGGAAGGAAGCAGGGAACCCGTTGGTCGGACATCATTGCAGTCGCTGCCTTACAATTTAATGCAGTACGCATGGCGGCGTTTGGGGTATCAATTCCCTCATTGGTCTCTTCATGATTTGAGGCGAACAGCACGAACAAACTTTTCTGATCTTACTGCGCCGCATATTGCAGAAATAATGCTAGGTCATAAACTGCCAGGGGTATGGCAAGTTTATGATAAGAGCGATTATCTAGAAGAACAGCGTAAAGCTTACCTGGCATGGTGGGAGAGAGTTGAATCGATCGTTACTTGTACTAACTCAGACACCAACTGATAGTTCGCTCTGAGCTAGGAACGGATATTCTTATACAAACGGTGTCGCCAGATTGCAGTAAAACTATTGATTGATAAGTGAGCAGACACAGATAAGCAGTCAATGAAACCAAAACTTCGCCAGCGATGACATTATCTGCAAGTCCTTTACTACAAACCTCCCATTTAGCTCTAATGTAAGGAATGCTATGCACCATCCAATACCCGCACAGTTAGATACGCCTGAAACCCTGAATTTTTGTCTGCAAGTTGTTCCTGATGCTCATGCTGTATTGATTAAAAATGAACCTTTCTCGGGAGCGGAAGTTATGGACTGCTTTTCGAATGTTGAAATGGTGATTGAACAGAATGGCGGAAGAGCTGTTTACGGTTGGGCTATCTGGCAGGTACCGGGAGTTTATATTGAAGCTGAGTTCCACTGTATTTGGGAGAATGATGCTGGAGAAATGCTGGATATCACGCCATATCCTTATCGTACGGAAAATATTTTATTTCTACCTGATAGTACGCGGATTTATAGGGGGCAGCAGGTAGACAATATCCGCCAGGCTCTTGTAAATGATCCTGATGTGATCAGATGGTTGTATCTTGCTAGAAAACGTTTTGAAATATTAAATACTGGTGACCTAGCGAACCAGCATGGGCATATTGAATTGCCACCCAAATTAGCCAAAGAGTTTAGCAAAGTTGTCGATGAGATAGAAAGGCTGTATTCCCGACTAAATCTCCGATATTCATGACGAGAGGGTATTGCTATAACCACTGACCATTGAAGATAACGCCTACGGCAGGCTGTTCGAGTTAGTTGTATTATGGCGGCATATGCCGCCAGTTTTAATCAGTATTAGCACAGCCACGAGGTCATACCTGTAATTACGGCTTTAGTTAATGCAATTAACTCCTTGTCAGAAAGTTCTTCTAGTTCCTTTCCAGGAAATAGGCCTGGTAACATGCCATTAGCAATATGTTCCAGCTCAATATATTTTCCTAAAAGTAAGGAGTCTTTGTATAGTTCAATCAGTTCTTCTTTCATCGATAAATCCCTCATTCTACGCTAGAAAAAACAATCAGTTAACGTTATATAACTAGGCGATACTTCCAGAATTCAATTCACAATAGTGCGCACTTATTGTGAAAAGTCGGTCGTGATATGTTTTGCAGATTGTCTAAAGTGACAGTATCTTGCAGCGCGTACATCAAGAATCGCCGCCGGGCGCACCAGCTGACTGAGCTGTTCCCCGTTGTTCAAGGATAGCGTTGCATCGACCCGTTGAACTCACAGCATAGCGCAAGCTGTCAGATTAGGTTTGGCTCTGTGCCATAGATGTGTCAGCTCCCATCTGAGATAATACACGTTACTCAATAACTCCAGCAAACCTGTATATCTTGCGTGATGCCCATTTATTTGGGCAGGATTTAATATCAGGATCTGGAAAGTCAGGCCTGTATTTCTGGCCAGTTCTCCTGTTTACGCTGTTCCAGCGAAGAACTGTCGATACTGAAACGCCACAGAATTCGGCAACTTGTTTTGTTGTCATTAAGTTGTTCATTACTTCACCTCCTGCGGCGGCTCCGGTAGCGGTATCCAGTGGGTTACTTTCGATGCCGGTTCTTCCCCATCGTCAGTAACTGCCCACCATTTGTTTCTCGACCAATCGTAATACCCTTCGAAGGTATCGCACTCAGTCCAGCCGTAAGACTTACCCCAACACCAAACATACTGTTTATCGTTCGGCATTCGCTCACTACAGCTTATCCAACCATCCGGAATTACCGGAGAGTTGCCAGACAGTGCGTTCTGCAATCGTTCCAGCTTAACGTATTCCTGAACCCTGTTTCCGTCGCACGCCTGAAGCCATTGCACAGCCTTTTGCGCATCAGTGTGAAAGGTACAAGTGCGACCGTCATCAAATTGCATTTCGTAGAGGTCAGCAACCTGTTTAAACTGCGTTTGTGGCAACTTGTAAGCCTGGCTTGCAGGTACGGCACCATGAATCATGGCGGTGCGGCGGGCGTTCCAGCCTTCATCAAAACCGACTATGCCATTATTTAAAGACGGACGAGCATCTGGCGCCACTGGTACTGGCTTGGCTATATATAGCGGCTGAACATACCAGCCCTTTGATAACCAACTGTCAGCAATGTTTTTACTCCTGGTTATTGCCGGAATACCTAAGCCATTGTCTGAATGCAGCCATGCCACCGGATCCTCTTCCAGCGATGCCAGTGCGATTTCATAAGCGCGGCGTTCAATATTGTCTCTCACATCCAGGCTTCCTATGCGCTCTTTGATTTCTTTAATCAGTTCTTTGTCGGTAAACGTGATCATTATGCTCGCGCCTCCGGTGCTTTCGGCATTACTGCCCAGTGAGTGATATTGACGTTTTCAAGGTCCCCGACCTGAAATGTCCACTGCCATTCTCCGGTTTCTTTTTGTCCCCAGGTGTACCAGAGAGAACGCCAGCCAATCAGCCAGCCTTCTCCGTTAGCATCAAATAACAGAACACTTTCATTTGCTGGTGGCAGTTCAGCTGACACTGGTATTATTTTGTTTTCCAGTGCCGCACATTTAGCTTCAAGCGCGTCGAATTTATGTACCAGGTACTCAGCATTTGTTTCGTTCACTTTCAGATCTCGCGGTACACATTTCCCGCGAAGAAACCCTTCCATTTCGAGAACATTCATGCGCATTTGCGTAACTCCGATAAATCGTTAAAACGTTCCATAAACATCCCGTAGGCATGGCCCGGTGCCAGTGGAATCACGTTGAACATCTCTGTTGCCGGGATGCCTTCCAGTACAGGCCAGAAAGAGCCATCATCAAGCCCGAGATCGCGGCGTTCGGTTGCCAGCATGATGAGATCGGCATATTTCACGGGTGTACTCATAACTGGGGGTAACCCGTATTTCTCACGGATTACGGCGTCTATTTTTTCTTCCATCCGTTTATAGTCAGGAAGAAGGCGTTTCAGTGGTGCGGGAATGTCCTGGCAATACGCTTCTGTTGCATCATGCATTAACGCTTCAAAAGCAAATTCCTGCGGCACCAGCTGGCTGCAAAGAACCGCATGTTGGGCGACGCTGTAGAAGTGCGAAAGATGACCGGCAAAGCGACAGATATTTGAAAGGGAAACCGCGATATCGTTAATAACGATGTCATCTTTATTTATCTTGTCATAATAAAAATGCTTCCCGGAAAAAGTTTTAATAAATGACATTTTGTTCTCCACGTATATGCGCTGCACCGCGCTGGATTATGGTAAAAGGAAGCACTCACCATCCGGCGATTATTGAGTCAATTACGTTTCCATAAATGCCCCCGCAGGGGCATTTGCAGTAATGAAATCAGGCGGTGAAAGTACCAATAAAGGTTTCTACTTTGCTGTCCTTGAATTTCTCAACAAGCAGATCACGAAATTCGTTAGCCATTTCTTCCTGGACTGCTTCCAGCTGAATAATGCGCAGAACCAGTACAGGACGATCGCCAGTGATAATGCTGAGGCGTAATTTAAACGGACGTTCTTTCAGGCCTTCAAACGGAACGCATTTAAATTCAAATGCCACTGGCATAATGTCTTTGGTCTTCGCTTCGACAGACTCCATCAGGGAGCGTTTGCCGCTGAAGTCATTATCTTCAAAATCAGCGGTCTGGTTTGCTTCAATCGTAATTTTACGGACTGCCGCAGCCGCTTTTGTTGCCTGAATAGCGTCACCATTAGCATCAAAGCCCACAAGGTAGTCGGCCCAGTCTTCAATCCATTCTGCCAGTGACTTCTGGGAGTTACGCTCGCCGTTAACAGACAACAGGGCAGAGAACGGTGCTGTCTTTTTCAGTTTGAGAGTGGCGGTGTTATCTGCGTGACCTGGTTCATCAATAGTACCCAAGTTAAGCACACTGACGGCTCGCATATTATCGGCATCGATAAAGCAGCGGGTGCCTTCATCTGCAAGATCTTTAGAATAACGGGTAAAGTCATCGATGCTTGCAGTGGAAAGCGCACCTCGGAAACGGAAGCGATTTAAATTAAATTTTTCCAGATCATGAATGCGGAAATTCTCAGGCAATGCCACAGCATCGGCACCAATCTTACTGATAATTTCATTAACACCCTGAGCAGAAATAAGGGCATGGATTTGATTAATTGCGGATGAGTCTAAGTTCTGAGACATAATAAGTCCTCACTATATAAAAATATTCAGTGATGAGAGAAATAATCAGTTTATTAAAAACGATATTAATGACCTGCTGCGCGGAGTTTTCCGTCAGGTTCACCGGCAAGAGTCAGTAATTGTCCCTGGTCTTCCTGCAGAATAGTCAGGCGACCACCGCGATTGACATACATCGGCGTTTCGGTGGTGTCTTCTTCGGAAATTTTCCCGCGGTTAGTCGGGCGAACATATGAGAGTTTGTGTTTGATTTTCACACGGTTCTCATCAAATGGTTCGATTTCCAGGTTGAGTGAGACCTTCCCTTTGGTTTTCGTGTTCATCACACCGGAAGCGACTTCACTGAGAACTGCGCCGATTTTGGTTTCAAATACGCCGCCGTCCAGCTCCCCGATAAATGCCTGCACATCAGTACTGCGTTCGCTAGCCATTTTGCTGCTCCTCATCATATCGACCCTGCAAGGTCGGTTGGTTTCTCCACAAAACAGAGAAGAACACCTGCGGTGGCAGCCGCCCGGATGGATTGGGTTATGAGCCCGTCGTCCGGTGATGCTCTTCTCTGTTTTGTAAAAAGAGCGGTACCAGCCGGAAGCAAGTGTACAAACTGGTACCGCCAAAGCAGTGGCTGTTGTGGTGGGGTTGTCACTCAGGCGTATGGTCAACCTGACAATCCGGTGTCCTCAACGGGGAAAGAGTAACCCCGCCATACTTACCGCCGCGCCATTTCGCGGATTACCACAACGCTGAGAGCACTTAGCCAGTTACGGCACCACACTTTGTCGCGGCTCCATAAATGCCCTCATCGTTGCCCCCTGGTCTCTTCCCAGGCGTCAAACCGGATCGCCACGCTGGTTAGGCGTCTTATCAGCATCATCATTGACTTGCACATTCCGGCTACCTGGTTTGTTTGCCCGAGCAAGGAGTGGATTGTCCCCTTTAACGTCCCCAGACCGCTAACGACGCATGTGCCATACGCCGTGTTACAACCAAATTTTGTTAGTACCTTGTTTGTTGGTCTGGAAAGAAAGATAAAATGAAATTGCGCATTGTGCAAGTGTTTTGTTGCGAGATATGCAATTTGATGGGTAATGAAAAGCCACCTTCGGGTGGCTAATTGATGAGGAGGTAAGGGTTAATTGTGTCGCTTAAGGGTTTGTGACTGGCTGATTAAGACCTTTCCAAAGACCATAAACCGGTGTTCATTTTCGCTGGTAATTCCCCATTCACGGTAAATCTGGTTATCAGAAATCACCAGTAGTTTGTCAGGTATCATTTGCAGTCGTTTGACATAAATTTTATCATCAAAACCAAATACATAGATACCATCTCCATCAAACTGATTGATACTGACATCAACGAAGATGAGATCTCCTGGCTCAATGGTTGGACACATACTGTCCCCACGAACGTTGATAACTTTAATGTGATTGGCTGGTCGTCCGCCAAACATCGATACAGCATTATCAGTTCTGTATTCAATGGCATGAATCACATCAATGACATCACCGCCCTGGATAAGGCCATTTCCCGCACTGGCACTGACATCCAGCATTTCAATACGGAATACATCCTTCACCTGCGCAACATCCTCACTAATACTGTTTTTACATACAGTATTACTTTTGAAGTCTGAGGTAAAGAGATCAGCAATATCAACACCTAAGCTCCTGGCAATATTACTCAGGGCTTGTTCAGTGAATTGTTTCTGCTTACCTGTTTCCAGGCGTGAGATATTCGCCGCATCCACTCCTATTGCTTCAGCGAGATCGGCGATTTTCATGTTCTTCGCCTGGCGAAGTTGTCTGACTCGATTTCCTATGTTCATGCGTTTATTACATTTCTTTATTGCGCGTTAAGCAAATCAACTTGCGCAAAATATTTGCGTGAAATAATATGCTCATCACGCAATATGTGGAGGTCATATGCAATCACCATTACGGAATGTGCGTAAGGCGCACGGATTTACTTTGCAGCATGTTGCTGCTGGCGTTCAGGTCAATCCAGCGACGCTGAGTCGTATTGAAAGACTGGAACAAATTCCATCTATCGATCTTGCAGAACGTCTGGCCAATTTTTTTAAGGGTGAAATCAGCGAAATGCAGATTCTTTATCCGGCACGTTTTCAATCTAGCCAAAACCAGAATGGGTTTAAACCACAGGAACAGGAGGTAAGCCGTGGGTAAGCATCACTGGAAAGTGGAAAAACAGCCTGAGTGGTACGTGAAAGCTGTCAGAAAAACTATCGCGGCGTTGCCGGGGGGGTACGCTGAAGCTGCTGAGTGGCTAGATGTAACAGAGAACGCTTTATTCAACCGCCTTCGTGCAGATGGCGATCAGATTTTCCCGCTGGGATGGGCAATGATTTTACAGCGCGCGGCTGGCACTCACTACATTGCGGATGCTGTCGCACAGTCTGCTGGTGGGGTGTTTGTATCGCTTCCTGAAATTGAGGAAGTAGAGAACGCCGATATAAACCAGCGCCTGCTGGAAGTCATCGAACAGATCGGGAGTTACTCAAAGCAGATTCGTTCGGCAATCGAAGATGGGGTAGTGGAGCCACACGAGCAGACAGCAATTAATGATGAGTTGTATCTGTCAATTTCGAAGCTCCAGGAGCATGCAGCACTGGTCTACAAAATCTTTTGCGCTCCAGAAAAGAGTGACGCCCGCGAGTGTGCAGCTCCGGGCGTCGTGGCGTTTTGTGTCTGTGGAGAAACTAACGCATGAACAGTTTAACGGCAAATAACCGTTTGTCGCAACAGCTGGTGGTCAGCGTCGCTGAACACCTGTTGTTACGGCATGAATGCAGATTACCAAATCTCCTGGCTGTAAGTAACCACAGAGAACTTTACCTGACTGTGGGGGGCGAGTTGTGCAGGAACTTAACCGCTGGTTTCGTGACGGAAGAGGACTTTATGTTCATGTTATTCGTTGGGAGCCAGAAACACAGCGCGTTATCTATCTTCGCAAAGACTACCCGCATGAGTGCTTTAGTCCTTTGTGGAAATTCAGGCGTGATTTTGTTGAGTGTGAAGGACCACCAGCACATTGATTCTGCCATTCCGGGACGTTACACTGTTCAGGCACCTTATAAAGCGGGTGCCGGGATTGGCGTCCTGGAAATGTTATCGGCGATATATGACGCGCCAGCGTCTTTTTTATCGTCTGCGTCTGCGCACACCCAAATTATGGTGGGCTGGACGGGGGCACTGAAAGGTGCGCCGGTTTCCGATAACGCCGGTTACGCCAACCCCGTTCAGTTCACCACCAGCGAAATTGGCGTTTCCGGTGGTGAAGGTAATTCACTGTTATCGGAGGCTGCCATCATGGCTACTGTCCCAGCCCTCACTCGTCTGAATGATGAAGACTTACATAAACTCAGTTATGTAACAACTGCACTACGTGCTCTGCGCAAGGTAACTCTTTCGGATCCGCAGGCGCATCAGGTTCTGGTAGAAACCCTTCTTAACTTGCAGGCTGAACGTATCCGTTTGGCGGATAAGGCTAATTTTCATATTCACCGTCTCCTGAATATCAGCGGAGGGCATCGTCATGCTTAATCCGTTGATCCTCAATATTTGCCGTTTGCTTCAGCGTAAAAAAACATCAATTCCTACAGTTGGGCAGTGGTACACCACGCCTGCAGGGCATGTTCTACGTGTTAGCCTGGTTGACCGTGAATGTCAGAAGGTGGTTTGTGAACCGCTGGGCCGTAATTACCGCGTCAGTATGCCGCTTATAGCCTTTCGCTCCGGAAAAAACATGAAGCATCTCGGAGGTGCAGCATGAGTATGGAGCTGATGGTTAAAGCGATGAAAATTCGAGTGGGTAATCCATTGCGAAAACTGGTTCTGATCAAGCTGGCTGATAATGCCAGCGATCAGGGTGAGTGCTGGCCCAGCTACCAGCATATTGCTGACCAGTGCGAGATTAGCAAACGTTCTGTGATGAATCATATTGCGGCCCTTTGTGATTCCGGGCTGGTAAAAAAAGTCACCCGGAAAGGTGAAAAAGGTAACTCAAGTAATATCTATCTCCTTCATCTGGATGGTGCAGGAGATTCACTAGGGGGTAGTGCAAATAATTCACTATCTGGTGCAGCAAATTCACCAGGTAGTGCAGGAGTTGCACCAGGGGGTAGTGCAGGAGATTCACCCAGAACCAGTCACTCTTTTGAACCAGTCAAAGAACCAGTCAATGAACCAATAGCTGTTGGTGCATCAGTTGATGAGTCCGTGCGAGTTCGTTCAAACCGACCGGAATACTCTCCGGAGTTTGAGCAGGCATGGCTGGCATATCCCAAACGTGCTGGTGGCAATTCAAAATCTGCAGCCTTCAAAGCCTGGAAAGCCCGTTTGAACGAGGGGGTAAACCCCGAAACCATGCTGGAAGGTGTGAAACGCTACGCGGGCTGGGTATCTGCGATGGGCAATAGCGGCACACAATTTGTGAAACAGGCTGTCACGTTCTTTGGTCCAGATCGTCATTTCGAAGAATCCTGGGAAGTTCCTGCGGTATCTGCAGCCAGACGCGAGGACCCGTACTTCAAAGCCAGTTACGACAACGTGGACTACAGCCAGATCCCGGCAGGATTCAGGGGGTGATCATGAGTCTTTTGAATGAAGTTCAGAAATTCATTGAAGCCCATCCGGGATGTACTTCCTGAGACATTGCGGATGCTTTTGCAGGTTACTCACGGCAGCGCGTTCTGCAGTCAGCAAGCAAGTTACGTCAGAGTGGGCGTGTGGCTCACCGTTGTGAAGGAGATACACGCAGACATTTCCCGCGCCTGACTGAGAGAGCGCAGGAACCGGAACCACAACCAGTTCGAGAAACCAGACCTGTGCGCAATTTCTATGTCGGCACTAACGATCCCCGTGTGATTTTGTGCCTGACCCGCCAGGCGGAAGAACTGGAGTCCAGGGGCTTATACCGTCGTGCTGCAACCGTGTGGATGGCGGCATTCCGTGAAAGCCACTCCCAGCCAGAACGAAACAATTTTCTGGCGCGTCGTGAG